CAGAAAGCATGTATTCACTTTAAGCCGAGAATGTAAGATGGATGCACCTGTCATTTCCTTTGCCAAGTTCGAGTTTGAGGAGAGCCGCTATCATAGAGGCAAGAAATACTGGATGGCCACCACTCTGTTGAAAGCCGTCAAGGACCAGGAGCTTGAACCGTTTGACTACCCTGTTGCAGCATACGACATGAGCAACAGGTATTTCGCGTTGGAAAATATGGACGATTTCTGCTGGCAGGTCAGAAGGACGCTCGCTGCTGACTATGAGAACAACCCCATCATTCTCGACGATATGGGACAGGTGGCCGACGGCAACCATCGTCTCTGTCATGCCATCATAGACGGTGTGGCCAGCGTGAAGGCTTACCGCCTGCTTAGTATGCCGGAACCCGATTTCACAGAAGAGGAATAGCATGGCACGTCCAAAAGGTATCAATCAGAAGGCTCGCTGGAGAGCACACTCCATCCGTCTCGCAGGCTATGCGGACAGGGTGCAGTCGGTCTATGATACCTTGAACAGGGAGGTGGCCAATGCCGTTGTTCGGTCGGGATATGATGGTACTGAGCCATTCCGCTTTTCGGACTACCCACAGACCAAGAAGAAGATCGAGGAGGTGCAGGCCGCTTTTGTGCGTGACCTGCGCTCGGTCATTTATAGCGGTACATCTGAGGAATGGAAGCAGAGTAACCTCGTGCAGGATTTGCTTGCAGACAATGTACTGAAGTTCTATGGAGCCAAGAAGAACAAGAAAAAGTACCGTGTCTATTATCAGACCAACAGCGATGCGCTGAAAGCCTTCCAGCAGCGCAAGGACGATGGACTGAATCTGTCTCAGAAGCTTTGGAACCAGTCGAAGGGCTACAAGGAGGAAATGGAGTTTGCCATTTCTTCAGCCATCGAGAAGGGTACGTCTGCCGTGAAGCTCTCGAAGCGACTGAGTAAGTACCTGCAGGACTTTCCTTCGCTCAAGCATGACTACAAGGAGAAGTTCGGCAAGGCTGTCACCTGTCAAGACTGTGAGTATCGCTCCATCCGTCTCGCAAGGTCGGAGATAAACATGGCCTACCGCAAGGCAGAACAGGAGCGATGGAAGCAGTTCGACTTCGTACTCGGCTATGAGGTGAAGCTGACACAGAACGGCCATCATGTGCCGGACATCTGCGACGATCTCGCTGGTAAGTACCCGAAGGACTTCATATTCGTTGGCTGGCACCCGAACTGCATGTGCTATGTCGTACCCATCCTAAAGACGGAGGAGCAGTTCTGGAATGACGAGGATGCGTCTGAGATAGTAGAGCCACCGAAGAACTTCACGGACTGGCTGGAGAATAACTCAGAGCGCCTTGACAAGGCTGCAGAGAATGACACCCTGCCGTATTGGTACACGGACAATGCCCAGTATGTGAACACCACCCGTTGGGAGAGCTGGCGCAAGCTACTCGCATACGATGAAGATGCCAATGAGGAATGGTTGAGGGTTCAGAAATGGAAGGATTCCCTTGGCTTAGACACGAGTAAGTTTGAGGCCATCCTGCTCAAAAAGGACGCTTACAACTGGCAGTACTGGGGAGAGCTGGATAACCTCATTACTCAGATTGACAGGGAGAAGGAACGCTACTATGATGCGTGGGAGGATATGCGCGTGAAGATATATAGTCCAGACTTCCGCAAGAAGTATGGTACAGGCTTCGCCCATAAGGTACGCAGGAAGTTCAAAACACTCTTCACTACGCTTCAGTACGATGCAAAGGCAACGTGGGATGCCCTACATGGTATTGACGAAATGATTAGTGAGTATGGTGCTTACCTTTCATCGGAGCTTGTCGATGTGGTAGTACCCTCATTCACTCGCAAGGCTGCTGGCTATGGAGCCATAGGTTCTGATGTGGCCAGAGTCAGGGATCAGCTCAATGCCTTGGTAGGTACAGCGAGGAAAGACCACTACGGCTTCCTTGACTTCAGAGACCACTTCGACCACATGGCCACTACTGGCAAGCTGAATGACACTATGCAGTTGCAGTTTGCTGAAATGCTGGACCGTGATGAAGGAGCAGTATGGAAGTGTATCGACCACCTCAATGAAATGGCTCGTGCCAAAGACTTGAAGAAGATTCCGAAGCGATGGTATCGGGCTTTCAACAGGTACATGGAGGACATCAGAGACTTCGACATAGAGGTCAACGGCTATGGTGGTGTGTACAATCAGATAGAGGGAGCGTATAACATCTATAAGCTCTCCACCAATCCTGCCGCCATCAAGTACGGGCTGACGAGGGTGTCAGAGAAGACTCCTTGGAACCTGTTCGAGGTGTTTACGGAGAAGGGCATTGACTTGAGGTATCTGCCGGAGCAGCAGCTCTTCCGCTACGAGGGAGATTTTGTGCCCTGGTATGATGCTATCCGTAACAATGTGGATAAGGACTTCAAGATAAGGAGTGACGCTCACTACCATCCGTCATTCAGACATGTAGCGATAAACAGGGAGTATTTCGACCAAGATACAGGACGTGCAGCCAAGAATATGTATGAGGTGAAAAACATCTTCTATCATGAGTATGGCCACGCTCTTGACTATCAGCGTAACTGGAAGGCGAAGAAGAGGATTGTCGATACCTATGACAGGTTCGCGGCTAAATACGATGCGATGGAATACTCCACCCTTGAAAAGAAGTTCAATGATGTCCGTGACAAGTTCATGGCCAAGGTCGAGACACAGGCCGACTTGGATAGAATGAGCGAGCAGGCTGGAGCTGTGTCTGACATCATACAGGCCATGAGAAAAGACCACAGGAAATTGTGGAGTGGCCATAAGGACGGGTACTTCGACGACAAGTATTCACAGCTGGCAGAGTTCATCGCTCACATGAATGAGGCATACTGGCAACACAACGAGTTCTGGGAGGCCTTCGACCCCGAAATGTATAAGGAGGTCAGAAAGATTATGCGAGTGGCTTACAGGGGCGCTTCCGATGGACTTGACAAGTAGAAATTTGGTGATGTGAAATAAAGTTCGTATCTTTGCAGCATGAGTAAGGAAGAATATATCAAGAAATGTGGCGCGAGGGATGCCAAGGGTTTGACAGCAGACCAAATCATTGACTACTTCACCGCTGGCAACGGAGACTTGAACAACAAGTTCTCTGCCATGACCATTAAGAACGGAGCCTTTGGCATGAAGCCCGATCGTGCCAAGGGTATTGCCTTGCTCAGACAGGCTTTTGAACAGGATAAGGTTTTGAGGATAACTTTTGTTGACGGTGAGGGTGTCGTAACGGATGGAAACGACATTGGTTCATCGCATTTTCAGATGACTTTGAGTAAAAGTTAAACTATCTGAAAACCAGTTGTTTAGCTCGAAAATAGGTGCGTAAAAATTTGGTCATTTGCTAAAAAATGACTACCTTTACACTATAAATAAGAAACATAGTTATTCATCTAAAAGACAAGAGCAATGAAAGTAATTTTGACCCCCAACAGCGACAAACTGCATCAACTGCAGGACTGCATTGAAGCAGCAAAGAATGTGATTACGAACTACAACCAAGGTCTTGCTAACACGGCCTTGTTGAAGGACAGCCTGTGTCAGATAATCGACAAGGTTCCGAACATCGCCTACCTTGACCCAGATGTGCTTTCCTGTTATGACATCGACTCAGAGGATGACCAGTGGGTAGAATGTAATGAGGAGGAAATGCAGAGAAGTTGCAGAGTCCTAAAGGAGATTATCAATGAGATCGATGAGTTCGAGTCTTTCCAACTCTCATTTGTCAGCAGTGGTTCAATCCTGCGAACGATTTTCGGTGATTCTTACGACGAGGTAGGCAACCTGTAAGAAGTAGTTATAAGAAACATAGTTATTCACCATCTAATTTTAAGAGCAATGAAGAAAGAAGATTTGAAAGCAGCCATCAAGGCTAACTTTGAGAACAACGAGTTTGCAACCGCAATGGAACTGAACAAGGATTTGTTCCAGGAGTATGAGAACGCAGCTGGCAAGCGCAGCCTTGCAGCACTGGTCGGCCACTACCGCAAGAAGGCCGGAGCAACGGAGGTAGTGGAAGAAGAGACTAACCTCGAACCTGCAGAGGTTGAGGAAGCCCCCACACCAGCCGAGGAGCCTGCCCAGGAGGAGCCTGACTACCAGTTTGCTGCCGATGAGGAGCGTGAGGCCACACTCGACCAGAACGAGGTCATCGCCATGCTGGAATCGGGTAACAAGTCGCTGAAGCGCTACTGCATCGTCAAGGAGGAGTTCAAGCAGGTGTCTGACACAGAGCAGTTCATTCAGACCACGATGATCGTCAAGCCCGACGGCTTCGGATGGGAGAACTTCAAGGACGTGATGTCTAAGCTGGGCGGCAAGAAGGGTATCACCGAGCGCAAGGCAGGTAGCTTCTGGAAATCCAAGATGGGTCTGCCTGTCGGTGAGGAAATCACGAAGTGGACGATATGGAAGATTGACGAGGCCCTGCGCGAGTACGCTTTCCGTCAGAATGCTTCGGCCATCACGCGAGTAACCACTAAGTTGTAAGAAAGGAGGGCGCTATGTACGGACTTACTACAATGGTAAGCAGGTCGCTCGAAGTAACGGAGGTGGAAGCCAACACCATCATTGACGAGCAGGCAGACATCGGACGGGATATGTTGGATAGCGGCAACTGCGACATCGAGGACATCGAGGAACTGATGTACGATATGGGAGTCGAGCCGGACTACTTGGATGAGTTCCTTCTGAGGATGATATAAAACTATCCACCTTGATTAAATAAGGGGCCTAAGCAAGTTCTTAGACCCCTTATTCAGCGTTTACTGGATATGTTTATATAGTACCCAAACCTGTTTTCCGCTGAGCAGTTCAACCTGAACCTTGCCTATCCTCGCATGGCGCAC